GGCGCTTCTTTTATCGCCCGTAAGAGCGGCGCTGGCGCTTGGACGCTTTACCGCGTTGTATAGTTAGGGTGGGCGAAAGCCCACTCTTCTCTCTTTAGAGGACATTTCCATGCCAAACACCAAAGCGGTTGGTGTTGCTTTTTCTGATCCTGAACTCGTAGCTGGCACAACCATCACGGGCGCAACGATTACTGGGGCGACGCTGGACTCTACAACCAAAGTTCTCTCTAATATCTACACTGGCTATTCTGAGAGTCAGCAAGGCGCGACGATTGCTACGACCACTGGCGGAACTAACGATGTTTTCCTCATTGTAGCCTCTGCGGGTGTTCTTACTTCGGCGCTCTTTTCTGGCGTAGATGCTCTGGCTGCTAATGATACGAACTACATCACGTTCAGCATTACCAATCTTGGTCAGGCTGGCGCTGGTTCAGCGGCTATGTTGGCGGCTACTGACGATAACACGACCAAAGCAACGGGCGGTTCAGCGATTGTTGCTAATGGCAAGCGCACACTGACACTCAACGGCACCGCAGCCAATCTGGTTGTTGCTGATGGTGATCGTTTGCGTATCCGCGCTACGGTTTCTGGAACGCTTGCTAACACCGTTACATTCCCTGTCTATAATCTGGAGTTTTCGGTAGCTTAATATATAGCGGCCTACGGGCCGCTGTATTTCTTTAGAAAGTAACCAATGGCTGTTATTTATTTGAAACACCCCGAACATGGGGTTAAAGTGGCGTGTCTCGACCTAGAGGCCGAAGCCGATATTGAGAACGGCTGGGAGAGGTTCGACCCAAATGACGACATACAGTTGCTACGATCAGATAGTGGGAGCGTTGAGGCTCCTCGGAGTGTTAGCCGAAGGCGAAACGCCCTCGTCAGAGACGGCGCAGGACGCGCTGATGGCTCTGAATCAAATGATCGACAGTTGGAACACTGAACGCCTATCTGTTTTTGCTACTCAGGATCAGATCTTTAGTTGGCCGTCAGGCGAGCGCACGCGCACGCTAGGGCCGACCGGCAACTTTGTTGGTTTACGTCCTGTATTGCTGGACGACTCTACTTACTTTCGCGATCCACAGACCAACGTGTCTTACGGGATCAAATTTATCAATCAACAGCAATATAACGGCATTGCTGTTAAGACTGTAACGTCTACCTATCCACAAGTCATATTTACTAATATGACCTACCCCGACATTGAAATGTATATCTATCCAGTGCCGTTGCGGCTCTTGGAATGGCATTTCATCTCGGTCGAAGAACTTACCGCTCCAGCGGATCTGGCGACGATACTCGCGTTTCCGCCAGGTTATTTGCGGGCGTTTCGATACAATTTGGCTTGCGAGTTGGCCCCTGAGTTTGGCGTTGAGCCATCCCCGCAAGTGCAGCGCATCGCTATGTATAGCAAGCGCAATCTGAAGCGCATCAATAACCCTGACGATATTATGGCGTTGCCTTACAGCATTGTTGGAACGAGACAAAGATACAATATATACGCAGGGAATTACTAATGAAGAGTCCAATTCTTGGCTCAACTTATGTTCTGCGTAGTCCTAATGCGGCTGATAACCGCATGGTCAATCTTTTCCCTGAAATTGTCCCAGAAGGCGGTAAAGAGGCCGCGTGGCTTCAACGCGCGCCAGGTTTGCGACTTTTAACGACATTTCCGACAGGGCCAATTCGAGGTCTTTGGGCATATAATGGTTACGGGTATGTTGTAGCCGGGCCTAAATTATATCGTATTGATACGAATTGGGATTATATTGAACTCGGCACCATAAGCTCTGGATCCACACCTGTTAATATGGTGGACAATGGCACGCAATTATTTATTGCGGCAGGGGCAACGGGCTACATCTATAATGACAGCGATTTTACTTTAGAGTGCGACACCACTAACGCCAGCACGACAATTACCACAGCGGACACGTCTCTGATATGGGTGGGTCAACCTGTATCTGGGCCGGGTATTCCAGTTGGCGCTACGGTCGCAACGATCTCGACTAATGGCACAACTTTTACTATATCGGCCAATGCAACAGCAACGGCTATTGGCGTTACGCTAACCTTCTCTCCTTTCTTTAGTCAGATTACAGATCTGGATTTTCCTGGCGCTGTTGGCGTGGGATTTTTAGACGGTTATTTTGTATTTAACGAGCCTAACAGTCAAAAATTTTGGGTGACGGCGACTTACAACGGTTTGTCGATTGACGCGCTTGATTTTGCCAGCGCCGAAGGTTCGCCAGACGATCTTGTAACTTTGATTGTTGACCACCGCGAGGTATGGCTATTTGGGCAAAACTCTGTTGAGGTCTGGTATAACGCCGGACTGCCAGATTTTCCCTTAGCGCGTATTCAAGGCGCGTTTAACGAAATCGGTTGTCTTGCTGCTTATTCAGTCGCCAAGCTAGACAATGGCCTTTTCTGGCTTGGATCTGACGCGCGCGGTTATGGCATCGTTTATCGGTCAAAAGGCTACTCCGGCGAGCGCGTATCGACGCACGCTGTTGAGTGGCAGATCCAACAATACGCGACGTTATCTGACGCGGTGGCTTATACTTATCAACAGGACGGCCATAGTTTTTATGTCTTAAACTTTCCGACTGCTAACACGACATGGGTTTTTGACGTGGCTACCGGCGCATGGCATGAGCGCGCAGGGTGGGAAAACAACCAGTTCACGCGGCATCGCGGTAACTGTCAGATGAACTATAACACTGAGATTGTTATCGGCGATTATGTTGCTGGCGGTCTTTATGCCTATGACCCAACAGTCTATTCTGAAGCCGGATCTATTCAGAAGTGGCTGCGATCATGGCGCGCGTTGCCTACAGGCGAAAACAATCTTAAGCGCACGACGCAACACAGTTTGCAATTAGATTGCGAAACAGGCGTTGGGCTCTCAGGCGAAGATTATTTATACATCAATAACTTATTGATTATAACGGAAAATGAATTTTATTTAACTACTGAAGATAATGACCGTCTTTTGGCTGAATCTACAATTGCGCCAGGCGTTAACCCGCAGGTCATGCTGCGCTGGTCAGATGATGGCGGTCATACATGGTCGAATGAACATTGGAAGTCTATGGGTCGCATCGGTCAATACGGCTACCGCACGATATGGCGGCGGCTTGGTATGACCATGAAGATACGTGACCGTGTATATGAGATTTCAGGGACAGAACCAGTTAAAATCGCTATTATGGGCGCGGAACTTATATTGAGTCCGACCAATGCCTGATAACACAACACAAGTCCCCGCCGCGCGCGTCAAGATATGGGACGCGGCAACACTCTATGTTACACGCGAATGGTATCGGTTCTTCTATAATGTGTTTGTTTTGCTGGGTTCCGGGTCACTGCGTTATGGCACCTTTTTCGACACAACTGACCAGACGGCAGCGGCTACCAATACTGGCTACCCCATAACTTTTAACAACACGGACTTATCGGCTGGCGTTTATCTCGGAACACCCACATCGCGCATATATGTTGACAGACCCGGCGCGTATAATTTTCAATTTTCTTTACAAATATCTAGCACAAGCGGCAGCGCTAAGAATGTTTACATCTGGGCGCGTATAAATGGCACTGATGTAGCTAATTCGGCTACGCGAGTTACATTAAAAGGCTCTAATGAAGAATATGTCGCCGCGTGGAATTTTGTGCTAAAAATGAATACTGCCGACTATTTTGAGCTAATGTGGGCTACTTCTGATACGAATGTTCAACTTCTGGCTGACCCAGCTACCGCGTTTTGCCCCGCTATTCCTTCGGTCATTATGACCGTCTCTTGTAATATAGGTGAATAATGGCTGTCGTTACGCCCACCGCAAAATCACAGTTTATTGGCGCTGACGGCGTTCCTTTATCTGGCGGCAAAGTTTATACTTACATTGCTGGCACGACGCTTCCTCAAGCCACATACACGGATTATACAGGCGCTGTTGCTAACTCTAATCCTGTGATCCTAGACGCGCGCGGCGAAGCTAGTATATGGCTAGGCGAAGCAACCTATAAGTTTAAACTGACAGATGCTGATGATGTTGAGATCTGGACGGTTGACTATATAGCGGCCCCGACAACTGCGCTGTCCCCAGTTTTGTCAGGCAACGTCATTATCTCGACCGACTCATCTGGCCCTGCGCTTAAGATCACACAGACTGGCACCGGCCCTGTGCTACGCGTGCAGGATGAAACAGATCCTGACGCAACGCCTTTTATTATTACAAGTTCAGGATATGTAGGTATTGGAACTGTTGCCCCATCTGAAGCATTAGACATTGATAATGACGGCAAAATACAGCTTTCAGCGGCGGGTATAGCTCGCACAACCATCTCGGCAGACGCCAGCAATTCTATTTTTGCTGCCGCTGGCGCACGTAATTTTGTTATTAAGACAGCTAACGCCACACGTCAAACGATTGACGGCGTTGGCGACACGACGTTTACAGGGTCTGTCACTGCGACGACATTTTACGGTGACTGGGAAAACCTACCGGCTGGCACGGCAATGCTGTTCGTGCAGACGGCAGCTCCGACAGGATGGACGAAATCCACAACCCATAATAACAAAGCGCTCCGTGTTGTATCGGGCGCAGCATCATCGGGTGGCTCTGTTGCTTTTACGACAGCGTTTGCTTCACAAGCTGTCACCGGCACGGTTGCTAGTTATACGCTGACGACATCAGACATACCATCGCATAATCACAGCGCGTCGAGTTCCAGTTCCAGTTCTAGCTCTGTAAGCGATCCAGGCCACGCGCATAGTTATACTGCTGGCGGCGCGGCGGGTTTTGCGTATCAAGCTGGGTTTAGCGCAGCTAACTCGTCTAATCCTTTTGGGGCAACAACTGGCGGCTCAGGCACAGGCATCAGTGTTTCAACTTCTACTTCGACTTCGACATCTATTGGCAATACCGGCGGCGGCGGCGGCCACGCCCACGGCTTTAGCGCGCCAAATATTAACCTTGCCGTTCAGTATGTAGACGTTATCATCGCAACGAAAGACTAAACATGGAGCTGAAGAACGGAACTTTTTGCCCTTTGATTAAGAAGGATTGCGTGCAGCTCAAATGCGCGTGGTTTACATTGTTACGGGGCACAAACCCCAACACGGGCAAAGAAGTAGACGAATGGATCTGCGCTGTCGCGGCGCTACCTATGCTTCAGATCGAGGTCGCCAAAGAAGTCCGTCAGGGCGCAGCGGCAACTGAGTCTTTCCGTAATGAAGTTGTTGGCGTTGCACAGGCACCAACAGTTAGATTTTTAAGTAACTCATGATATAAGAGGCATTATGGCTGACCCGTTCACACTAGCCCTTTTAGGAAGCACCGCAGCAAGCGCGCTCAGTAGCGGGGCTGGCTATGCGGCTTCACAGCGTGCGGCTGGCACGCAGGCCCAAGCCGCTCAAACGGGCGGCATGTTGGGTTATATCGCTCAACAACAAGCGCTTGAGCAAGCGCGCCAGATGGCTGAGAAAGGCGCAGCGGCAAGCCGTGAATTTTATGATAGAGGCACTGGCGACGTAAGAGAATTTTACGGTAAAGGCCGTCAGGACATACAAGATTATTATGGCCGCGGCGAGAGCGCGCTTACAGATTATTATGGTAGGGGCCGCGCGGATCTTTTGGGCCAAGCCCAACAAGGCGAAGATATAGGTCGAGAGTTTTACGGGCGTGGCGTAGCAGCTCAAGAGCCTTATACGACCACAGGCGCTGGAGCGACTAATCAACTTGCGGCGTTATTTGCACCTGGCGGCGAATATACGCGCGAACCGACGCTTGAAGAACTTAAAATGGATCCTGGCTATGCCTTCCGCACACAGGAAGGTTTACGCGCGCTGTCGGCTCTTCAAGGCGCTTCAGGGCTGCGCGGATCAGGCGCGGCGATGAAAGCAAGTATTCGATACGGTCAAGAGGCTGGTAGTCAAGAATATCAAAGCGCTTATAATCGTTTTATGGCTAATCGTCTTGCGGCTACGCAAGGGCTTGAGAATATTGCCGGTAGAGGCGCTGGAGCGGCAGGAACAGTATCTCAGCTTGCGGGCTCTACTGGCAATCAACTAGCAGGTAATAGATTTACGACGGGCGCTAATTTAGGACAGGCTGCACTGACAACAGGCGGTAACATCGCTCAAGGCGCGTTTAGCACTGGTGCTAACTTAGGCCAAGCTGCGTCTACAACGGGCGCTAATCTTGGTAATCTAGCCTCTAACGCTGGCGGCACTGTATCTGGCGCTTACACAGGTCTTGCAAGCCCTCAGATGACGGCTTTATCGGCAGCTAACCCATATGCTTCGGCTATTGAGAATGTAGGCCAAGCCCGCGCTTCAGGTTACATGGGCGGCGCGTCAGCGTTACAGAGCGCGCTTAACACGCCAGTTAATGCTATGATGGCATATGGCATGGCTGATCGTTTTGCTCCTCAAGGCAGATCTTCCATATACGCTAACCAAGCAGGATATCTAAACGGTATGCCATCTTATGCCGCTGGATTTAGCCCTGGTTTTCAAGGTGCGCCAACAGCCTATAGGTATTAATTATGCCAGTTGATTACACGATAGCTTCGCGCAACGCCCTAGCGAACACGCCCACTGACTTTACGAACATGCTGGCGCAATACCAGATGATGGGATCGCGCGCTCAACAGCAAGAGTTAGCTGATTTTCAAGCGCAAATGGCGGCGCACCGTGATCTACGACAGGCGCAAGCAGCGGAACGTCAAGCGGGGCTTTACGGCGCGCAACAACAAGAAACAGAACAAAAATTACAATCTGGTAAAATTGATCTTTATAAAAATATGTTTAATACATTTGTTAACGATCAAGGATCATTAGATAATTTTGTTTCGTTAATGGAAAAAGATTTTCCCCAAGGCGTCGCGGCGTTCAAAGGAAAAAAATATTCCGACGATTGGAAACAGAGCCTTATTAATCCTACCGGAGATTATATGGAGGCGGGCGGCGAAGTATATAAAAAATCCGCTAGAGGTTTGACGCCCGCGCCTATTCTCCCCGCGGAAGGTATGCCAGGCGCGCGTCAAAATCTAGCTGGGCCGCTAGTTGAAAACTTTGAAGGGTTCAGACCAACGCCGTATTTTGACGTTAATGCTGAGCGGGCGGGTTTTGGAAGCAGCACGGTTACACGCGAAGACGGGACGGTAGAAAAAGTTCGTAAGGGCATGGCCCCTATAACCAAGGAAGACGCGCGCCGTGATCTTGATCGTCGGTTAGAGACTGAATTTATCCCGAAAGCCGCAGCTAAAGTTGGCGAGGAAAATTGGTCGCGTCTGCCTGAAAATACACGGGCGGCGCTTACGTCAGTTGCATATAATTACGGAAATATTCCGTCTCGTATTGTTCCGGCTGTGCAGTCAGGTAATCCAGACGAAATAGCGCGCGCAATCGAAAGTCTCGCTGGCGACAATAAAGGCGTAAATGCCGGTCGTCGTATGCAGGAAGCTAATATTGCTCGCGGCACTGGTATGCCTGGTTCGCGCGCTGTCCCTGCTTTTGCGGCGGCTGGCGCACCTACCTTTATGGGCGGCCCACAGATTCAGCCGCCAATTAACATGATGGGTGCAGCGCCTA